AATCAACAAGTTGCGCTATCAGCAACACGAGGAGCGGCGCCAGCGAGAAGCGGCGGAGCGGATGCGTGAGGAAGCGATACGGGTAGCGCAACAATATGAGGCTCAAAGCCGTCACTATCAGGGAGTAATCTCTCAGGGTGAAAAGGTTTTAGTCCAGCAGATCAGGGATCGCGCCGCGACAACCCTGCAACAAGCCAAAGATAAGTATCGTGCGGCTTACGAAGAGGGCAATACAGAAAAGATCCTAGAAGCCCAAGAGCAGATGATGAATGCTCAGTCCGAGGTGAGATCGGCTGAGTATCAGATGAATCAGCTTCAAAACAGGGATCAACAGAGCCAATATCAACAGCAACAGCAGGCTAAAGACAGGCAACAACAGGCTCAGCGTCAAGCTCAGGCCGCTCCACCGCCGCCAAAGCCTTCAAGCAAGGCCGTTGAATGGGCCGAGGAAAATCCTTGGTTCCAGCAAGACAAAGAAATGACCGCCTTGGCTTTTGGCGTTCATGAGAAGTTAGTCAGAGACGAGGGTTTCGACCCAGAGTCTGACGAATATTTTGATGACATTGACCGCACTATGCGGGCAAGGTTTCCAGACTACTTCGGCGAGGGAAACTCCGATTCGGGCAAAAAGCCCTCCTCGACCTCCCGAAGCCCCCACGCAGTTGTGGCCCCTTCCTCTAGGAATAACGGCGCCAAACCGCGCAAAGTGAGGTTGAATCGAACCCAGCTTGCTCTCGCAAAGCGACTTGGGATAACACCAGAACAGTACGCCACGCAACTCATTAAGGAGTCTTGATAACATGGCAGAACAGCGCACAAAGCGGGCATCAGAGGCCCGAGAAGTTGAGCAACGTCCAAGTGATTCTTGGAAGCCTGCATCCGTATTGCCAACCCCAGATCCGCAAGACGGCTGGGTATTTCGTTGGATACGCACCAGCACCCTAGGAAAAGCCGATAACACTAATGTGTCGCAAAAATTCCGAGAGGGGTGGATTCCCGTGCGGGCTGAAGATCATGCCGAGCTAGAGGTAATGTCTGACGTAGGATCGCGCTTTGAAGGCAACATTGAGGTTGGCGGCTTATTGCTGTGCAAAGCCTCTGAGGCCGACATGCTCAAGCGTCAGGAATACTACCAGCAGATGGCTGAAAGTCAGATGGACTCTGTTGACAACAACTTCCTCAGAGAAAACGACCCACGGATGCCAGTTCTGAATCCAGAGCGAAGCACCCGTACAACCTTTGGTCGAGGCTGACTCCCTAAGGGGAGAGCCTCGTGGCACAATCATCAAGGAGATGACAAATGGCTACTTCAGCTACTCCCATGGGTGCTGAACCCGTAGGCACTCTGAGTGCTTCCGGTTCATTCACCGGCAAGGTGCGTCATATCAAGATTGCGTCTGCGTATGACACAGCAATCTTTTATGGCGACTTTGTTAAGCTGGTTGCCGCCGGAACGGTAGAGAAGGCCGCAGTTACCACTGCCGCTGTTGCCGGAACGGTAGGTGTCTTTGTAGGATGTTCTTACACTGACCCCACAACCAAGCAACCAACCTTCAGCCAATACTGGCCAGCAGACACGGTAGCATCTGATGCTGTCGCGTATGTTGCCGATGACCCTAAGCTGGTTTTCCAGATGCAGGGTGACGGCTCTATTGCTCAGACTGGTCTGGGCAACAATGTGCAGGCTATCAGCACGGCTGGATCGACTGATATCGGTCGAAGCAAAAACGCATTGGATGCTAGCTCTATTGCTACCACCAATACCTTCCCACTCCGAATCGTTGACTTTGTTGACGGGCCTAGCAGTGCCGTAGGTGATTCTTTCACCGATTGCATTGTTACTTGGTTGCCCGGAAGCCATGCTTACGATACGGCACTCGGCGTTTAAGGAGATATAGACAATGGCAATTTCACGCGCACAAATGCTGAAAGAGCTTCTCCCCGGCCTGAACGCCCTGTTCGGTCTGGAGTATGAGAAGTACGAAGATGAGCACACGATGATTTACGAAACTGAATCATCCGAGCGTTCATTTGAAGAAGAAGTGAAGCTGTCTGGTTTCGGTGCGGCACCTGTCAAAGCTGAAGGCTCTGCCATCGCTTATGACACCGCTCAGGAGTCATTCACTGCTCGCTACAGCCATGAGACTATCGCTCTGGGCTTCTCCATCACGGAAGAAGCTATGGAAGATAACCTGTATGACTCACTGTCTGCTCGTTACACCAAG